TTCTAGAAGAGTAAGAGTTGGAATAACTTCAGCATTGCTAGATACTGGATTAAAGATTGGAAATACTGTTTCTCAACAGGGAATAAATGCAACAGGTAATTATGTAGGTAGTGCTGGTATAGCAACTGGAACTCTTAATATAATTAATGCAGGTATAGGATATACACCATCATCTGGCGCATTCCAGTTTAATGGTGTCCCATTAACGACTTTAACTGGTAGTGGTAGAGGTGCAACTGCAAATATTACTATTGATAATGGAGTTGCCGTTGCTGCAACAGTATTAACTTCTGGAACTGGTTATATTACTGGCGATGTATTAGGTATTGGAACTATAGGAAATACCTCAATTGGAAGAAATGCAAGACTTTCAGTTGTTTCTATTGGAAATACCTCAGAACTATTATTAGATAACGTTCAAGGAAATTTTGTAGTTGGAGCTTCAAACACTGTAACATACACCAATTCTGTGGGATTAGTTACGACTTTAAATTCTACAACTGGTGGTGGGGTTCAAGTTTCAGAAATAATTACTGTTAGTGACGGTTTGCACATAAAGGTAAATCATAAAAATCATGGTATGTATTTCTCGGACAACTATGTTCAGATTTTTGATGTTGAACCAGATGTAAAACCAACAAAACTTTCTGTTGCATACGATGCGGACTCTGTTTCGGCAATAAGTGTTGATAGCACATCAGATTTCACAACATTTGAGAATGTTGGAGTTGGTACAACTAATCCTGGATATCTTTTAATCGATGAAGAAGTAATTGAATATACTTCAGCGAGTGGTGGAGTGATTTCTGGAAACATTATAAGAGGGTCTAACGCAAAAAATTATCCAGTTGGAACTCCAGTTTATAAGTATGAACTTGGTAAAGTTTCTCTCCAAAGAATTAATAAAGTTCATGATATGAGTGAAGTTACTGTTTCCAATCCAATAACTTTTGACTCATATAACGTAAAACTGGATATGTCTCTGAATGGAGTTGATAGGACAAGTGGGACCAGTTTCCCAATTCTATACTTAAATGAAACTAAATCTACTGGTGGATATAATATAAGAGCAACTCAAAATATGCCATTTGAGATTATAACTCCAATGGTACAGAACCTAACAGTAAAGGGAACTAATTTGAGTGCTGAAATTAGAACTGTTTCAGGATCAAGTATCAGCGGAGATGAAATACCATTTGTTGATCAGGGGTTTGAACCAATTTCTATTAACCAAATTAATTATTTGGATAGCCCTAGATTGGTATGCTCAAAAATTAATGAGGATCAAAACCTAACCAATTTACCTGGGAATAAGTCCATGAATTTGAGACTTATTTTGAATACAACTGATTCTAGAGTAAGTCCAGTTGTTGATACTCAGAGAGTCAGCACTATTTTAACCTCTAACAGAGTTAATAGTGTTATTACAAACTATGCAACCGACAATAGAGTAAATAGTCTTTTTGATGATCCATCCGCATTCCAATATATTTCTAAAGAAATAGTATTGGCTAATCCATCAACATCAATTCAGATTATGGTAGCCTCTCATGTTAATGCTTACAATGACATCAGAGCATTCTATTATATAAGTGAAAATCCAGGTTCAACCCCCGTATTTGTCCCATTCCCAGGATATAACAATCTCGACTATAAGGGTGAAATAATTTCATTTGCTGATAGTAATGGTCTTCCAAACAACTATAATCCACCATCAATACTTACTGGATTTGGTCCATCAGAAATTGAATTCAAAGATACTTTATTTGCCGCAAATAACCTACCATCATTTAAAGCGTTTAGAATAAAATTAGTAATGACATCAACCAGTCAAGTATATGTACCAAGGATTAAAGATTTAAGAGTAATAGCACTTGCTTGATATGAAATATATGAAAATAGAGGGTCACTCAAATTTATTGAGAGACCCCAAAACAAATTCTATTATTAATTTGGATCAATCACAATATCAAAATTATGTTTCTCAAAGAGAAGTGAAGAACAAAGAGAATGAAAAAATACAACATCTTGAACAAGATGTTGCTAGTATGAAGAGTGATCTTAATGAAATCAAATTTCTTTTACGGAGTTTATTGAATGAAACCTGAAGATATTGATCTAGAAAATTTAAGTAAAAGTTTTGAATATTTTAAATTTTGTTCTGAGATAGATAGTATAGATGATATTGATTCCTTAAAAACCATTGCCAAGTGTTATTATAAATTATACCTTAAACAACAAGAAGTTGTATCAAGTTTAGGAGTTATAAATGGCAACTAAAAGTATAGTTTTTGATCCAGATTCTGGAGTTGCTTATGGTGTTAATTTGACAATCAATACTGGTGCAACTTTTAATACTAATTTTAATGTCAAAAAATTAGCTGGGACTTCATTTGATTTTAGTGGATATACTGGTTCATCGCAGATGAAAAAAAGTGTTTCTATAGGGTCAAGTGGTCCAGCAGATGCAACTTTTAATGTTGGATTCACAAGTGCTGCTGGAGGCAAATTCAATATATCTTTAGGGGCAACAGCAACAAGATCATTAAAAGAGGGAAGATATGTTTTTGATGTTTTAGTCAGTTCTGGATCAACTGTTTATAGAATTATTGAGGGTAATATTTTAGTAAAACCTGGCATTTCTTCAGCACCATAAATATTTTGAGAGGGACTAACAAATGGCGCAACCATCTACTAGGCAAGAACTGATAGATTACTGTAAGAGAAAACTGGGTGCGCCAGTTTTGGAAATTAACGTAGCTGATGAGCAAATTGATGACTTGGTTGATGACGCTATTCAGTTTTTTCAAGAAAGACACTTTGATGGAGTTTATCCAACTTTCTTCAAATATCAATTCACTCAAGACGATATTGACAGGGGAAGAGCAACACCAAAAAATGCTGGTGTTGGAATTGTAACTACCTCTGTTAGTACTAATATTGCAGGAGTTGCTGTAACTTTTAACTACACAGAAAACAGCAATTACCTACAAATCCCACCCTCAGTTATTGGTGTTAATAAAATTTTCAGATTTGATGGTGCTAACACCATAACAAATAACATATTCAGTGTTAAGTATCAGTTGTTCTTAAATGACATCTATTACTGGGGAACAACAGAACTTCTAAGTTATGCAATGGTAAAAACTTACTTGGAAGATTTAGATTTCTTACTTAATACTCAAAAGCAGATTAGATTTAATAAAAGACAGGACAGACTTTATTTGGATATTGATTGGGGTTCTGTTAGAGTTGGCGAATTTATTGTTATAGATTGCTATGCAGTTTTAGATGGAAATGAATATTCTAAGGTTTGGAATGACTCTTTCCTAAAACCATATCTAACCTCTCTCATTAAGAGACAGTGGGGGCAAAACTTAATTAAGTTCCAAGGTGTTAAATTGCCAGGTGGAGTTGAATTAAATGGTCGTCAAATCTATGACGATGCCCAGAAAGAAATAGATATGTTGATGGAAAAAATGTCTAATACTTATGAACTTCCACCATACGACATGATAGGATAATCGTATGTTAAACCCATACTTTCAACAGGGATCTGCAAGCGAGAGAAGTTTAGTTCAAGATCTTATTAATGAACATCTAAGAATGTATGGTGTTGAAGTCTTTTACTTGCCAAGAAAATATATTACGGAAAAAACAGTATTAAAAGAAGTCATCGAATCAGTTTTTGATGAAGCACTTCCAATTGAGGCTTATGTTGAAAACTTTGAAGGATATGGAGACAATCAAACAATACTATCAAAATTTGGTATTCAAGCACTGAATGAACTAACCCTAACAATATCTAGAGAGAGATTTGTAACTTATATTACACCTCTCATAAAAAATAATCAAAATGTAAAGTTATCCACCAGACCAAAAGAGGGAGATCTTGTTTATTTTCCCTTGGGAGATCGTCTTTTTGAAGTTAAATATGTAGAGCATGAAAAACCATTCTATCAACTTCAAGGAAATTATACTTATGAATTGAAATGTGAGTTGTTCCGTTACGAAGATGAAGTCATTGATACTGGAATAACAGAGATTGATGATTTACTAAGTACAGGAGCTGGTGGTGGAACTGGAACAGGATCTGAAGATGATCCTACAACTAAACTTGGAATAACTCAAATATTAACTCTAGTCGGAACAGGAGTTACTGCCACTGCGATTACTAATATAATTAACGGTGGTATAAGATTCTTTACCGTTAAAAATAGAGGTGGTGGATATACTTATTCGCCAAGGGTTGCAATATCGTCCGCACCTTCTGGTGGATTGACTGGTATTGGATCCGCAACAATGATTGGTGGTATAGTTGTTTGTACAGACAACGTAGCTCCTGGAACATTGTCAGTACAGTCAGTTGAAGTAATAAATCCAGGTTATGGATATACAATTGCACCCAAAGTTGCATTTTTTGGTAATGGTTCTGGAGCTGCAGCAACTTGCACAATAGGTGATGGTGTAGTTGGAATTATATCCATAACAGGAGGAGGTTCTGGTTACACTACATCCCCAACAATTACTTTTACTGGAATTTCTTCAGTTTCTGCTGCCGCAACTGCCGTTGTTAGTTCTGCTGGAACTATCTCTCAGATTAGAATTACAAATGCTGGTCTTGGATATACTCAGGTTCCAACTATTACAATATCCTCACCATCAATGGCATCCACTGGAGACTTTATTTTTAATGAAATTGTGACTGGTTCCGTGAGTGGAACAACTGCGAGAGTAAGATCTTGGAATTCTGTAACTAATAAATTAGAAGTTTATCAAGTTAATGGGTCATTTAAAATCAGTGAAAATATAGTAGGATCAGAATCTGGAGCATCTCACGCCTTAAGAGTAATAAATTCTGATCCAGTGGATGACGGTTATGCGGATAATAGTGATATAGAAATTGAAGCAGATAAGATTATAGATTTTTCTGAGAGAAATCCCTTTGGGATGCCATAAACATAAATATTAGTTATCATACAGGATCTTTAATATGTTTGAGTATTTCTATAACGAAATTTTAAGAAAAACTGTAATCTCCTTTGGTTCTCTTTTTAATGACATTTCCATAAAACACACAGACAATGAAGGTAATGTCAAAAGTGTAATCAAAGTTCCTTTGGCTTATGGTCCTACTCAAAAATTTCTTGCAAGGTTAGAACAATCTCCAGATCTGAATAAATCAACTCAAATAACATTACCAAGAATGTCATTTGAATTCACTGGTTTGACATACGATCCTGCAAGAAAAGTAACAACTACTCAATCATTTACTACAAAAGATCCAACTAACGGGACAGAAACAAAAAAAGCATATTTGCCAGTTCCATACAGTATGGCTTTTGAACTTAGCATCATGTCAAAATTAAATGATGATGCTCTTCAAATAGTTGAGCAGATTTTACCATATTTCCAACCATCTTATAATTTAACAGTTGAATTGGTTGATAGTATTAATGAAAAGAGAGATATTCCAATTATATTGGAAAATATCACAATGCAAGATGATTACGAAGGTAATTTTACTACACGTAGAGTATTAACATACACTTTAAGATTTACAGCAAAAACATATCTGTTTGGACCAGTATCTACTGCAACCAAAGATATTGTCAAAAAGGCTACTGTCAGTTACATCACTGGAGGAAGCACAGACAATCCAACAAGAGAAGTTGTTTATTCTTCAGAAGCGAGAGCTATCAAGAATTATACTGGAAATGTTATTACCAATCTTGCAAAAGATGTAACTACAACGGATATTTTAATTACCGTCAATGATGCGTCTTCAATTGTTAAAAATAGTTATATAGATCTTGAGGGTGAAGAGTTATATGTAAAATTAGTTTCTGGAAATGTATTGACAGTTGTTCGTGGATCTGACAAAACAACTATAACTTCTCACTTGTCTGGGGCTGAGGTTAAATCAATAACGACAGCAGATAATGACCTAATAGAAGAAGGCGATGACTTTGGATTTAGTGGTACAACTTTATGAGAATGACAAAAAACTTTGATGGGTTGGAAGATGCACTTAATGTAGATACTGAAATAGTTTCTACAGAAAAAGAGGAAACTTCTATTGAGAAGATGGAAAAAGTATCATCAACTATGGATGATATTAAAAAAGACTATGATTATACCAGAGGAAATTTATACTCTATTATTGAAAAAGGGCAAGAAGCAATTAACGGAATACTTGAACTAGCACAAGAAAGTGAAATGCCTAGAGCATATGAAGTTGCTGGTCAGTTAATTAAAAATGTTGCTGATGCAACAGATAAATTAATGGATCTTCAAAAGAAACTCAAAGATATTGAAGAAGATCGTGGTGTTAGAGGTCCAACAACTGTTAATAATGCTCTTTTTGTTGGATCCACTGCAGATCTTACAAAGTTCCTAAAACAGCAAAGTCAAAATGAAAACGTTTAAGCAATTTCAAGAAGACTGGACGAATAAATATAAAAAGAGTATTGATTGCTCAAATCCAAAAGGATTTTCTCAACGCGCTCATTGT